TGAAGATTAGTAACCTTCACGACATACTTTTAAACATTCATCTTATTGAATTTTAGAAGTTTTTAAATATTTTGACTGTTAATCTTACTATCTTATTAGTAGAATTTACAGTTAGTTTTTCATCTTATTGAAAAACCTTTGTGATATATACTCGAGTTCGTTTTCTTGTGACCCAAATCGGAGATAAGCCTATCTTAAAGTGCTCTTTTCAACTCATCTTATTAAGTTGATTACGTCTTTATTAAATTTTGTTAAATTTACGAATTATCGAAATCGAAAATCGATCGCTCTATTTTTCGCCGAAACCTGAAAAAGACCCCTGTCCCCACAAACCAAATTGTTGTGAAAACCGTTTTTTGTTTAATTTTACTAATAAAATTTATCAACCCCTCATAGTTTAACGTTTTACTTATAAAATGACCCCAACCCCTGTTTTACGATTCCAGTACTTGTGGCGCCGCTTCATGATCAAATGTCGCCGCGTCTTCAATCCTCAACTTACTCGTCAGCAACGTGTTCAACGCGATTATCATCGTGTTTCAAAAGCGTTGCGTAGACTTAGAGAAGCTAAGGGTAAATCCACTGAAGTGAATCCTGTAGAGATAATCGGGCGCCCTTCTGCCGCATTTAAGCGCAATTTTGATGCAACTTATGCGACAGCAAGAGCGGCGTCTGATGCCTCTCTTGCAGTCATGGAAGACCTTGATGCGATGCAAGCCTTTTTTGAAGAAATTTTTGATACTCCGCCGAATACATACAAAGAGCGAGATTCATTTATTTCTGATGAATTGGTCTTTCCGCAAGGAGGACTTTCTACTGTAGTTTCTGATTTCATTTCAGACTGTGTCATAGGCCACGACGTGAAATCTTCCGTCGCGCAAGTTGCTTCATCTATTGATGGAGCTACTTCAAATTTTGATGCTATTACTGCTGCTCTAGTTAGTAACAGCAAAGATATTGCCGAACTTGCCTCGTCCCTTAAAGATCTGCTTGATAAAAACCCAGTCGATAGTTTCATAGATGCAACAGGTGCATGCATAACCTACAATGCCAACCATTTAGCCTGCATGTTAGGCGGTGGTAATACTGTCACTAGTATTATGGCTACGGTTTCGTTCCTTTCTTTTATTGGAACATTTTTATTCTATGTTGCTAAGCCCACTAAATCAACTTTGTTGATTATGGCTTTTACTCTTGCGGCTTCTGTATATTTTAACTGGCCCGCTGTTTCTGAATTTTTAAAAGTTGCAGCCAGATTTATTCCCAGTTTTGATATGGTTCCTCATGCCGGTGTTGATTTTGACGGTCTTTTGCAAGCTATAAGTTTGCTTTTGTTCGGTCTTACTCTCCGTGGTGCTAAAATCACCACTCTTCCTAAAGCTGTTCTTGATCATCTTAAAACTTTCAAAACTACGAAAGAATCCCTTAAAGATATAATTTCGTTTTTAATGAATCTTTTAGCCACGATTCTTGATTACAGCTCACTGTCTGAGTATCTGCCCTCATGGGCTAGATTCTTGAATGTTTCCGATCCCGAGGTCAAAGAACTTTTTATTGATATTGATAACGTTAATTTATGTTATACTAACAATAAGTTCCCACTCACAAAGACCAATGCCGCTCTTGTACAGCGCCTTCAGCAGAAAGTTATTTCTCTGCTTAGAACTCTTCCCGTAAACCCTTCTACGACGTCAATCCGTGACAGCTTAAAAAGCGAATTGCCGAAGTTGAATAAGTTAATGGAAGTGTTCCGTGCAGCTAAACTTACTGATGATGGTAAGCGTATTGAGCCCGTGTTTGCAATCTTTGCAGGTGCGCCCGGTAACTTTAAGTCCCAAATGGTTGAATTGTTATGTGCTTCACTACAAATGAAGACGCTCGATCCTGAGCGCCTTGAAGAAGCTAAACAAGATCATTTCCGTTATATATACAAACGCGAACAAGCGAATGTATACTGGGATGGTTTTAAGGACCCTCATATTGTCGTCTTCGATGACATAGGACAATTCAAAACCTGTGTTCAAAACATAGATAATGAATTCGCCGATATTCTTAAGGGAGTTAATGAACTCCCTCTTCCCTTACACATGGCTAATGTCGATAACAAAGGTAATACATACTTTAAAGCTAGGTTTATAATTGGTACTACCAATTTCAACAAACCAAAAATGGATAATATTAATTGTCCAGATGCTTATAATAGGCGTATTGCTCACGCTTTCTATCAAGTTCCTCGTGCAGAATTCTGTACTCCGGAAACTCGCGATTTAGATTTTATGTCGCGTAAATTGAATAAAGCTCATCCCGACTTACCGCGTGGACCTCATGGAGTTATTTTAACTCACCCCAAATATCATTCTGAGTTTATTAAGTATGATCCTTTTGAACCCACTCGCGTTATTGGTACTTTCAACTATGATCAAGTAGTTGATCTTTTAGTGGAATCTTATCACGAAAAAGAAACTTACTATACACAAAAAGCAACTGAAGTTGAAGAAGTGTATAACGGTACTGATGAACTCTTGATGGCTTCTATGTCCACTTACTCCAAAGACTTTAATCGTCGATGGGGCACAGCCCTACGTGCAGAGCGTTATAGACGCGCTTGTGTGGAAGTACCCTTTGAAGATGAATTTGAAGATGAAGACGAATATCATCAAGCCCTTTCTGATTTTAATATTGAATTAGCTGCTGCTAAACACGATTATTATCACAAAACCCCTGTTAAGGCTGCTAGACCTGAAGCTGTTCAAGCTCTTTTGAACTCAGGAGAAGGTTCTAGTATGGCACCTCAAGGTGCTGTTATAGAAACTAGTTTTGATGATATGTGTGATATTATCACTCAGGAATCTGATACCGAGGAGAAATTTCCTTGGTTAACTGTTGATGATGAGTTTTTGGTTTCTGCTTATAAACTCCTCCACAAACAAAATGTGGATATTTCCAAGAAATGTGCTTTTGTTAGATTCGAACATTTAAAATTGTTCGGACAGGCACTTGAAGGTTCAGATGATATGGTATTTTTACGTACCTGTCTGGCAACCAAAAGTGCCCCCATGCTCAAATATTTCTCTTCACGTGTTAATGTGAAAGATTTTGCATCTGCTTTTAGAGATGTACTTGATGTTTATGCAGTTAACATTGCTGATGCAGATGTTTTCTTCCCTGCTTTCCGTGCTTTGGAAACAGATGAACTCAAGAAAGTGTGGGCCTCTGCTGATACTTCTTTCCGTGCTACTATCTACAATACATGTTATACAAGTTATTTGTATGTATGTGATTGGTATAGGAAAAATCATTTCTGGTTCAATCCCATTCTTGCCGTACTCGCTACTCTGATGACTGCTACTGCAACTGCTTCTTTTGTGAAATATGTTTCTAAATCTTCTGATGAAGAAATGACAGAAGAAGATTTTAGTTTTGAACAAGAAGCTGAAGAATTTGTTGCTACCAATCCTTTCACTCCTGAACCCCCTACCCCTAAAGCTAAAGAAGCTGCGCAATCCTTATTTGGAGCGCGTGAATTCGGTGGAAATGGTAGAAGATTAGTTGGAAAGGGTAAACGTCGTGCGAAGAAAATGCACTATGATGATTATGCTGATACCCAAATGGCTATAGATGCCGATCCGGCAGCCTATGATTTGGCTACGCGTATAAATGCTACATGTCTCTTAACTATGACAGTTGAGACTATGACCAGTAGTGTGCGCATGGGTCATGCTCTTGTTATTGCTGATAGAGTGTGTATTGTTCCTAAACATTTCTTTGTTATGGTCAATGCTTCTATCAAGAACAAGACATTACCTCAAACAGCCCACATCAAAGTGTCATTCCGTGGAACTCATGCTGCTACTGGTATAAATACTTTCATAATGGTTGGTGATTTTCTAGATCCCGCAAAATGGATCTTCACTGAAAATCTCGATGCATTAGATGAAGCTCTTTTTGTACTCCCCGCTGATTCAGCTAGGAAATACAGGAGCATCATGGATCGTATTGCTACTAAGGATATGCATTTGGAAAACACGGTTCGTTCTGGTTTTCTGATGGGCTATGATGAAGCCCAAAATAACCTCGCTACTTTTAAGTTTGAACCTATTATTAAACAATCAGTTTTCGATCCGTTAACTGGCAGTTATACAGTAAATGATGCGTATTCTTACTACGCTAATACTGGTAAAGGTGATTGTGGTACCCCACTTTACGTTCATTGTAAAACCAACGCTAAAGCTAAAATTTTTGGCATACACGTTGCTGGTACTGCTGCTACAGGTAGAGGTGTCTCCGCGATCCTCGTTCGAGAATACCTCGAAGAGGCTTTACAAATGGTCCCGCAGAGTTGCAAAATCACTACAAATTGTAGAGATATGGAACTCGTTACTGAACTTCCTTTTGCTCAAGGTCAATTCATGAACGCTTATGAATCTTTGTACAATATTCCAGATTCTGGAAAGTCAAAGATTTTGCAATCTGAATTGTATGAGGAATGGGGAGATGCTACCACCAAGCCTGCTTTTCTTAAAACATGTGTTGTTGACGGTGTCACCGTAGATGTTAAAGAAAAAGCTTATTCTAAAGTTTGTATAGGCGAATGGAAACTCTCTGAGAAAGTTCTCAAAGATGTTGAAGACGCTTATTTCTCTGATATGATGGAAACTTATAAGTTTGAAGTTGATAAGAGAATGTATACTTTTGAAGAAGCTGTTTGTGGTCTTGAAGATGATCCCAATTTTAGTGCTATCGCCAGGAATACTAGTCCTGGATTTCCTTATATTGTTGACCCAAAAGTCAAACGTGCTGGATCTGGTAAACGTTATTGGTTTGGTATTGATCAAGTATATGATATGGAAAACCCTCGTGTAAAACAATTGAAAGAAGAATGCTTAGATATTATTGATAAAGCTAGAAATGGTGTTCGATCTGAACATATTTTCGTAGATTGTTTGAAGGACGAAAGACGTCCTATCGAGAAAGCCGATGCTGGAAAAACTAGAATGATCAATTCTGGTCCCATGAAATTGCTCATTATCATGAGAATGTATTTCGGTGCGTTTGCTAATTGGTTTACACAAAATCGTGTCTTGAATGGTTCCGCTATTGGTGTTAATCCTTACTCTAACGAATGGGACGAAGTCGCAAGGAACTTGAAAAAGTTTGGCACTTCTGTTCCAAATGTTGGTGCAGGTGATTATTCTGGATATGATGGCTCTGAGAAACCCATGGTTCACCATGCTATTCTCAACATTATCAATCGTTGGTACGATGATGGTGAAGAGAATGCTCTCATACGTGAAGTGTTATGGGCTGAAGTAGTTCAGTCTAAACACATTTCCGGACGTATTATTTATACGTGGCCTATGTCTCTACCTTCTGGACACCCTCTTACTGCTCTTATAAACACCATGTACAATGGCTTAGCATTCCGTTACTGTTGGTATCGTGCAAATGATATGGATAGATTAATGTTGAACAAGTTTTTGCAATATGTTTATACGATTATGTTAGGTGATGACAATGTTTACACTGTACACCCCGAATTCGTTGACAAATTCAATGACATCAACCTTGAAAGTTGGATGTATGAGTTTGGTTTAGTTTATACTAATGAAACGAAAACTGGAACTATGTCTGAGTTACGTACTCTTGAAGAAGTATCTTTTTTAAAGCGTGCGTTCCGATATGAATCAATCCTCGGTAGATATGTTGCTCCTCTTTCTTTGTCCGTAGTACTTGAAGTACCTTACTGGACCAAAAAGAAGGATGGAATTAAAATCACTGAAGATAACTCCAAAATGTCGCTCCTCGAACTGTCTCTTCATGGTGAAGAGACTTTTAACAAATGGGCTCCGCAAATTGTTCAAGCTTGCAAAGAAAGAATGGATTACAATCTTCGTATGGAATCATACCCAGTTACTC